TAAATTTAACCACGATTTTCACTTCTTCTTTTTTGATACATTTGCACGCAGAAATAGAAAGTTCTTCGCGCTTTTTTCGGGTTTTACCAGTCTCCACCGGTTCATTATCCACAGTTTTTCTTTTTGACGTGCTATTGCGGTTATTCATATCATCCTCGATGTCAGTATAATTGTCCTGAATATACTGAATGATTTTATTCTCAATCGCCCATTTGAAGAAATTGAGCTGGCCAATCGTAGTTTCCATGTAATTCTCACTGTCATACGGGATGGTAATACGTTCCCATCTGCAAAAAGGGTCGAAATTGCGTTTGGCATACGCCTTCAATTTCAGTTTATAATCGTTGTATACTTTGAACCGCGTTTTATCTGTAAGCTCATAGACCGTATAATATTTTTTCGCGTAATTTGTCACAAACCAATCAACAATGCGAAGTGATATTTGTGACTCGCCATTGATGACCTTCATCATTTGTCGCAGATGCGCGGGATGTTTGTAAAAAATCATTAGATTGTCGAATAATAATTGTTGTTGGGTATTTAAAGATTTTCCTTTGTATCCTTCGGTATGTGACATATGTAAGATGAAAGGGAAATATTGTTTTAAATTGTTTTGTGCTATCTTATAATTCCATACAGTAATTTCCATACAGCCATCTTATTATTTCAAAATATTACACCTTTGCACTTTTATACCAGTGAAGATTTAAACCCTTGAAGAATTAAAATGGGACATTTTAATTCTCCAAGGGTCAGATATCAGTAACGATTTGAAATGACGCCCTCTGGGCGTCCCATTTTAAATCTTCACTGGTATAAATGCGGCTTGTTCATATATTTGTTCTTTAATATCAGGTATATTTTCGCATGGATATATTGAAGCCAAATTCATTCTTTTTTCACCGATTTGTTTATTGCAAATCGTAATATTCAAATTATAAATTTCGTTGATATATTTACATAACTCCGATTTGGAAACTATATTCGGTGAAGCAATATGTCTGACTCCTTTCCAATAACTATTTTCAACTATAATATTTCCAATGATTTTTGCTAACTGTAAACAACTAACGCCATTCCAGAATACATTTTCATATCCATCGATGGTTTTGTTTTGTTGGGATTTAACCCATTCAATTAAACTCCTTTTATTTTTCAATTCTTCACCTATAATTGATGTGCGAATAATACACATAGACTCATTTTCTCCCAATGATTTGGAAATACCATATATATCTTCGGCGTCATGTCTACTATTTTCATCGTAATTTCCATCTTTTCCTGAAAAAACGCAATCTGTTGTAATATGAATTAGTTTTTTGTTATATTTTTCAGAGATTTCATTCAACTTATGTGGAAATAATGTATTTACAACAATATATTTACGAATATTACAATTTTGTTGCGGAATTGCTCCCGCACAATTAATAACAACATCGCCTGAAGCAATGATATTATCCAGTTGTTTCCAATCACCCGTTTCAATATTAAACATAGACCTATCAACGCATATAACATCGTGAAACTGTAATAGGTATTTATGAACGTAATTACCCAACATACCAGTTGACCCGAATAGTATAATTTTCATTATATATTATTTTATAATGAAAAGTTTATATTAATTACATACCGACTCTTTTCTCAGAAAAAAGCCCCTTATTACAATAATTGTAATGAAACCAAATAATCGCGCAATTCGTCTTTGGAAAGAGGATTTAAACAGCTATTGAAATCCAACAGAGTATCGTTTATGATATTCGGGTATTTGATAACGCTTTTTATATGTGTATAATCGCCGGATTCGTTCTTAATCAATCGACCTGATTGCGATTCGTTAATGAGCGATTCCAGCAATTTTTCGCCGCTTCGTAATCCAGTGATAACAATAGGCTTATTGTATTTCTCTTCAAATAACTCTAACAGATGAATCACTTTCATAGAAATCAATTTGGGTATAATCGTATCGCCGCTGTCGCCATTCAAAATCGCATATTCAATTAAATCAACACTTTGTGACAATGTCATAACAAATCGCGTCATGTTGGCGTGAGTTAATTGAAAATGCGGTTTTGCAGTGTCTTGCCCGATTTTATGTAGCAATGGAATGATACTGCCTCTGGAATTCAATACATTTCCATAACGAACATTGACGAATCGAATCGTTGGAATATAATGTGCCTTTTCAATCATAATTGTTTCTGACATTGCCTTACACATCCCATAATGATTAATAGGACTACACGCCTTGTCTGAACTCACGAAAATAACGGTCTTCAATCGTGGTAATAATGTCTGGTTCGATTCAATCACTTCTGTTATATTTTGTGTTCCTAACACATTTGTTCTATAACTCTCGTAGGTATTCAATTCGCATTGGTCGATATGTTTCATGGCAGATGCTATAATAATAATATCGGGTTGAACACGTAATATAGAGGTTTGAACAACATTTTTATCTGCCACATTCCCAATGATGAAACGGACATTATCACTACTGAAATGCAATTTCATTTCCCAATGCTTACATTCATCCCTCGAAAAATTATAAATGATATTGTTTTTATGATATCTGGTATTTAATTCATACCCGAGAGAACCTGTCCCGCCAAATATCAAAATTACCTTATCACGAATTTGCATATAGTAATTTTGATTGAATATATTTATATATATTTTGTTTATATAAATATAACTCCACTTCATACAAACAGCTTTTCACCTAATGATTGGAAATAATGGTTGTTATATAGTATATCGTTATCGAGTGCTTTTGCCAAAGTTTTGTCGCTGATTTTTAGTTGTTTTATACATTCATATTTACATGAAAACTCTTGTTCAAGATTGCGATTTTCATCCAAATAACCGACCCCCATTTTATATAACAATGGTTCTCCTTTTTGTTCTACAAACGATTGAATCAAGTGGGGTTCGCATTTGTCATAAAGAACATAATAATGATTGTTTGCGATTAAGTGGTGTTTAACGGGATTATCTAACGCAGAATGTGATGCATATCCGTTTAATTTTGCGGCGGTTTTTCTATCTAAATATACGTTGATAATTTCGGTTTTGTCTTTATTCAATTTCGCAATATAACCTATATTTTGCGGTCTCGACGGGGTAATAGTAATTTTGTTGTGAATCACATTTGGGTCTTGTGATTGGTCGACATATGCCCAAAGAAATCCGTGATAAATACGGTTTTCGTTCATGGCTTTTTCAATCGATGGTCGTTTGACTCTGTAATTATATTCCATAAGACATTGTGCAACTGTATCATACACTTTTACAATCGTCATTGTTTCCGGATTGATTTTTTGTAGTTTATGAGTGGTAAGTGGTTTATTGAAATTCACTTTTGTTTGTGATCTTGTTACTTTTTCGAGGAGTTCTTTGTTCGTTTTTTCAAGGGCTTGGATTTGTTTGGACATTTCGATTTGGTTTTCTAATATTTTTTGTAATATAGTATATGTCGATTCAACTTCTGGTTCTGGTATAGATGAAATATTATCCATTAATTTTTCCACAATAATTTCACTTTCATTTTTGAAAGAATTAATATTATCGTGTATTACTTTCAATAACATATCGTAAGACAAGTCTTTGCCAATTAAAAATAATTCGACTTCTTTTTCATGACCTTCCCAATCATTGACTCGATTCGGTTTAATCATTGGATGATGATGCAGAAATTTTTCAAATTTATGACTGTTTGCTATTTTGAAACAATCTAACAGAACAATATCCTTATAATTTGTTTTATGCTCAGTATATCGTCCTTGTATACCATTGCGACTTTCACCGATTTTTACAATATATTGTCCGTTTTCAAATGTTTTTACCTTTATGATATATACAAGAGAACAATTTTTAGTGAATTCTCTTAGTAATAATTTTTCACGTTCTAATAATACGAATTTTTTTCTGTCGGTTTCTTGAGATGTTTTTATTTGTTCTAACTGCAGTTTTAATTCATTGCTTTCTTCTTGAATGACATCTTGCAGCATTTCTTCTAATTTGAGAAAATACTCATGGATTTCATTTGCTTTTTTTGTTCCTGCTTTCAAACAAAATAATTTGAACGTTTTGATATTCAATAAAATGGTTTCTTTGTTACTTCCACCTCTTCCTTTTTGCTCTTCTTTTTTATGAAAACATTTATAGTCTTTATCTAAGATAAAATGTTTTTCTAATAATCTTTTCGATGCATCTTTTTGACTGAAACCAAGCCAATCCCATATATTATCCAAATCAATTGCAAAATCGTTTAATGGGTGATAATTTAACCAGCAATAAAATGATGTTATAAATATTTGTTGTTGTGAATCTGTAAATACATCTTTTATTTTTATTAATAATTTATTATTATATGATGAAGATAACTTCGTAAGTGGATTGCTTTCAATAAGTGCTACAATATCAATATTCGACATTGGTTTATATAATATATCATTGCGGCCTTTATATTGTTTGGTTTTTCTTTTAAAACTAAAAGCAAAAAATGTATCTCCTGAAAATAGGCGTAATTTCTTATATGAGAGTCTTTGCTCCACCGATCGGTGGAGCAAACAATGTATCTCCTGAAAATAGTAGTAATTTCTTATGTTAGTCTTTGAGAGCAACTTTCGCTTATTATAGCAAAAGCAAATATCATCATATATTTTATGAAAATATATGATACCATAAATGGTAAAAATATTTAGTTGGAATACGCGACTCCAGCCATGCCGCTCATCACACGGAGCACGTTGTAGTTAACAGCGTACACACGCACCTTAGCAGTGGCAGTTCCCGAAACAGTAGGGGAAGAAAGGACAAGCTGAAGAACAGCGTTATCAATTCTGGAGAAGTTGCATGATCCAGATGGTTGATGCTCTTCAGGTCTTAAAGCGAAAGAATACACGTTGATACCAGTGTCAGGGGCACGGGTGTGGTGTTGGAAAGGCTGGACAACGTCGAAGTAGGAACCTTCACGCTCAGAGAAGCGGTCCTGTCCGTTAAGCTGGAGCTTAGCAGTGACCACAGGGTTCTCTCCCCAGCAGTGCATGTCAAGGGCAGTCTCGGCAAGAACGA